GAGCCTTGACGATTTAAGCACTCAACAATCTGCAATGATTTCAGTCGTCAGCGGGGCCATGACGGGAACGATAGCAGTGTGGTTAAATTCTGAAAAATGATAGAGACTTTAATTACATCTTTTCTTGGCACTTTTACTTGTGCCTTGATATTTGTAGTAATCAATGAATGGATCGGTAAATGATACAAGCATTCATAGGCCCAATAGCAAACCTCGCGGGTAGCTGGTTGCAGGGAAAAGCAGATAAGACCGCAGCGGAAGCTAAGTTAAAGCTAACTGAGGCAGAAACAAAATCTAAGATCCTTCTCAGTGAAAAGACAAGCGTTGCTGATTGGGAACGGATCATGGCGCAGGGTACTCAAAATTCATGGAAAGACGAATATCTCGTTTTACTTTTTTCTTTGCCCCTGATTTTATGTTTTACTGGAGAGTGGGGGCGCAGCGCTGTCGCTGATGGTTTCGCCGCATTGGAGAAAATGCCAGAGTGGTATCAATACACTTTGGGCGTGATCGTAGCGAGTAGCTTCGCCGTGCGATCTGCAACGAAGTTTTTTAGGAAATAAAAATGGCAGATGTAAAGGTTCCCTTGGCGCTTGTCGCTGCAATGGTCGCTCAAGTTATCGCTGGAACTTGGTATTTCGCAGAGCAATCCCACAAGATTGACGTTCTGGTTGAGAAATTAGCCATTCTGGATGAGGTCGTTCTTACGCTTGAGGCTGACAATCAAGCGCTCATAACCTTTGCAACCTTCACAGAGAATAAATGGGCAGAGGCTTACAGCGAAGATATGACTTACGTTCGCACCTTTGGAACGAAGCCCGCACAGGAGGATTAAATGACCTTAGCCATGCAAAAGCTGCAAGAGCGCATAGGAGCGTCTACAGATGGGTCTTTTGGCCCCAATACCGCACGGGCCATTACAAAGCACTTCGGCCTCTCAGCGGAGCGCTCAGCGCATCTACTGGGTCAAGCATCTCATGAGAGTGGTGGATTTACTCGCGTTTGCGAAAGCCTCTACTATAGCTCTCCCGATAGGATTAGAAAGGTTTGGCCTACCCGTTTCAAGACCGTGTCTGATGCCGAGCCTTATGCAAGAAACCCAAAGGCACTAGCAGATAAGGTTTACAGCAACAGAATGGGAAATGGAGAAAACGAAGGGAGTGTTTTCATCGGGCGAGGATTTTTGCAGCTTACGGGCAAAGATAACTATCGTTCATTCGCTTCTGACATGAGGCTCCCAGAGGTCATGACAGATCCGTCTTTGATTGAAACCGACTATGCGTTTGAAACTGCTTATTGGTTCTTTGAGAAAAATAAACTTTTTAAAATCGCAGATGAGGGCGTCGATACCGACACGATTGAAAAGATTACCAAGCGCGTAAACGGTGGGTATCATGGCCTTCAAGATCGGATGGACCAAACAAATAAGATTTATGGCTGGCTTACATAGTGCGCTTTTTTATTGAGGTTGGTTCTTGTGATTTTGATACCTGTCTTCAGTTAGCGAAGAATGGTTGGAGGGGCATGGTCTGTGAGGCCAACCCAGAGATCTTTCCAAGGGTTCAAGAGATTTTTGATGGATATGAAGTTCAGTGTTTAAATTGCGCTGTAACAGATCATGATGGTGAGGTTGAGCTTGCGCTTGCGGCCGGTTGGGGTTGGGCTAAAGGTATCTCACACATTACAAGCTCAAATCATTTAGGCAAAAGGCTCAGTGATGATCCTCGAAATGCAAACAATTTTAAGCCCCCAGTTCCGGTTCAAGGTTACACGCTTGATACCGTGATGCTAAAATCGCAACTTCCAGTTATTGATTTTTTAAAAATTGATACTGAGGGCCATGAATTAAATATCTTGAAGAGCTTTAGCTTTGATATGAGGCCAAAATTTATTAAGGTAGAGCATAGGCTGACAGACGATATTGAAATAACAAAAATACTAATGAAGCAAAACTATTTAACTTGGACTGAGGAAAACGATATTTACGCGGTAGGTTGATTGTGAAATAAAGCAGGTCGGGGCTAGCGCATAGGTAAACCTGTGACGGAGTGTGATGTTCTTGCTGGCCCCACGAAAAACCCCGCCACCTGATTGGGTCAAGTGACGGGGGAGAGGGGAACCAACCAACCCCTCATCTACGCCGCATGGGAGGACGCGGCGTTCTGTTCTAGTTTCCGCTTCCTTCGATATTGATTTACAATATTACGGCTACAATCCAATATTGCCACAATTTCATCGGTGGTCATATCTTTATCTAAAAGCTTGTTGATTTTTGTTTTATATCCATCTGGCCTCCCACGCCGACCTCCGTGCTTTTGCTTTGCAATAAAATCTTTGCTCTTACCCCAAGATGGATTGTCTCCCAAAGAACCTTTGGCCTTGACGTACTTCATGTCTGATTTTGCCATTTCTTTCATTTTGGCCGCTATCAGGTTTTCATCCATAGATATTTTTTCCTTCTTTCTGCAATGATAAAGTAAACGATTTTAGCTCACGCCTTGCACGATCTAAGTCATGCTTAACATTGGGGTGGGGGTCTAAGCGGAAGCTTTCATCTTGTAGACGATCTACTTGACGATTTAGAAAAACCAAATGTGCGCGATCTTGGGGTGTAAGTTTCTTCATAGTGCCTCCTTTGCATATTGGGCCAATCAATATTGCGGCGCTTCACAAAATTATTCAGATGCCCACGTTCCATTCCTAAGATCAAAGCCGCCTTTGTTTGGGTAAAATTCATCTTGGCAAAAGATGCGACTAAATCAATCTTTTCTCTTTCATGCCGTTCATTTATTTGATCCCAAGTCTCAAGCTTCGGCATTTTCACCTCCATTTGAAGAAACCAGACTTTTCAATTGGTCCCATTTTTGCGCCTTCTTTTCTAGTTTATAAAATCTTTCCCCATAGTATTTTTCCATATGCGCAAGTTCTTGCCTATATTCCTCTACCGCTTCGTCTTTGTATTCTTGAATGGCTTTATGAAGTCGGCTTTTCTTATGGGAAGATACATCACCATTTTTGCTGTAAATCGTTATTGAGCTTATTTGATGGTTTTTTAATTCATCTTCGGCAAAGTTTGTGGCTTCTACTCGGGTTTCAAAAAATCTATGAACGCACTTAGTTCCCCTGTGAACTATAAGCTGCGAACTGTTTTTTCCTACTCTGTATTCCCAACAATCTTTTTGTTCATTTTTTCTGACTGTTGCGGGTGGATACCAGTGATCAAGATTGCTGGACATTATACATTTACCTCCATGTCTGTATAAAAGATGTGCTTTCCAACCCTTCCAAGTAGGTCGAGACTGTGACGCCATATAGGCCTCGCGTAGTCGGCGTGATAGTAAAGCGCACCGTGGCCAAGAAAATTGCCATTAAGCGACTGTGTGGCTTGCTCCTGAGCTCTCAGCCACGCTTGCTTGTGTTTGGGGCGCTCTGGCTTGCCGTCGCAATAAAATGAAAACTGGCAGTCGTGAGCTTTCGGTCCTTTGTCTTGCTTTACAACGGCGCAAACATTGTCGGGCCAACGCCGATCTTCGACACGGTTCAAGATTACTTCCGCAACAGCAATCCCAGCGTCAGGGTTCGGTTCATTGCGGGTTTCATAATAAATCGCCATAGCAAGGCACATTGCTGAAGTTATCATTCTATGACATCCTTATTTTTAAACGTGAGATTGTGCACCTTGCAAAACTGGTAAACAGATTGGCGGCTCATACCCAACTCTCTAGCGGTTTGGCTTGGAGTGAAGCCTTGATCTATTTTAGATTGGAAGAGCGCTAAGCGCTCCTCCTTTTGTTTTTCGAGAAGTTCATTCCAGTCAGTCATTAGGCCCACCCCATGCTTGCGGCAAAGATCCAGCCTAAAGAGGCTGAACCGATTATTGTAAAAATGATTAGGTCTTGCTTCCAATTAGTCATTGGTAAGTTCCTCCACGCGGTTCATGTAAACAGTCAGCGCAACCGTCAAGTCTTTGAGCGGCGCGTTCTCAGCGCACTCCTTGATTGTTGTCCAGTTATGCGGTCTGCCATGTGGGTAAACTGCACTATTTAAATGACCGACTGGTTGCATGGATGCTTCGGATACGATTTCAGATTGCGGGCGCATTTGATCGCCAGAGTTTTTGATCTTTGCAAACCGATCTAAAACTGGCAGCAGCATCTGCGCAACTTCATCGGGTGTGACGCGATTGCTTGAAGCAGATTTTTCAAGCTTGTCTAGGGTTTCCCCGATATGCTTAACACGATTGCGGTTTGTAGGGTTGTCGAACATAGTTTTACCTCCTATGCGTTGCAGATATGGGCAGCTGACCCATGTTGGTTAACAGCGTAAATCATTGTGCGATTATCGCCAAAGTTTGAAGCAAATTTTTTCGCTTCTTCGATGCAAGGAAACTCATCGCGGGTGCGGTTGAAACGATTGCGTCCGCGAACAGCAACAAAGTGAGTGGCTTGATTGAAGATGTTTTCTTCGTGAGCAGTAGTGAACTTCATTTTTAATTTCCTCCGTTTCGATAAGGGTAGTATGCCTGAGTTTTTTCATATTGTAAATAGTTTATTTACAAAAAATTGTATTAATAGAAAATAAACGGGCCAGCCTTTGGAAAATCTAGGAAAAGAAAAGCTGACCCATGCCCGATCACCCTATGGAGTAAGGCTCGGACTGCCAAGGTTGGGAGGGAACAATTGTAAAACCCCCCCCTGCCGCACTCATGGCTTACGGTGGGTGTTATCTTTCACCCAGTAAAAAATAACGGGCAAACCTTTTTCCATTGAGGTCTGACGTTTCCATCGTGGTTTCAATTCTATAACCCTCATCCTTGAGGTCAGCGATACGCGCCGCCAATCTTGTGCAGCGGAACATATGGATTGCCTCCCAAGAGCTTAGACCCCCATTGGTTTGCTGAAGGTATGAGAGTATTTTTTTCCTATGAGTTTCCATCACAAAGCCCCCCGAAGCTTCGAGGCGAGCTCAGATTTTTTATTTACATCTGCATCTAAAAAATCGAGCAAACCTTTCATACCTTGCTCCCAAGCCAAAGTTTGCGCTTCATCATATGTGAGCGATTGGTCATTATCGGTGATATAATCAACGTGCATTTCATGCGCGTCCATCATAAATTGCATTTTATCGTTCATATCGTTCCCCATTTATTCGATGTTAATACATCCCAGAAGAAATCTTCACCAAAATCTTCCATGAGCTCTTTCGTCAATCGAGCAGAAAGCTTTTGGGCGCGACTACCATGCCAAAGCCTTGGGGTTGGATCATTTTCTTCTTCGCAAACAAGGACGTCTATTTCCCAAGAGCGATACGACAGGTTTACCCAAGCGTGATTTTTTGCAGTTGCTGACATTTTTACCTCCATAAAATAATAAAGAAGGGGGCAGCGCCCCCCCCGATATCAGCCCAAGTCAGCCCAAGCGCGGCTGTTAATAGCACGGGCGATGATTTGCTCACGATCCCGTGTAACCGCCTCTGGGATCTTGTGGCCGTCTGTGTGGCTCGCCCAGTGCGTAAGGCAATTGTAAA